CTTCAAATCTCTTTCCTAATTCCTCTCCTAGCCAAGGTTGAATAGTTTTAGGCCATTCACCAACCTTTCCAGACCTAAAATCATTAGAAGTGTATATAACATCTTTATTCTTTTTAAATCGAACATCAACTAATTTATCTACGGATTGATTTAAAAATTTACCTATTCTATTCACTGTAGATTCGTATTCATTAATCACTTCATTAAAATATACTAGTTCTATATCAAGATCAAGAATCTCTTTACTCATGTATACTGAGAACCAATTTTTATAGTATCGTAATAGTAATTCAAAGAAATTATCATATTTTTCGTCGATCAACTCGTAACCATCGTAATCAAAAGTGTTGTAGAAGTTTTCAAAAGTTTTATACTTTTCCTTATGTTTTGGTCTGAGAAAGCATGAGTTAATTACATCTCTTATGTCTCTGAATACAAGTATAATTTTAGATTCAGAAAAATATTTATCTAAGGTGTTTAAATCTTCTCTACTGTGAGGACGTTTATAATAGTTTTTATAATCATGTAGATGTGTCCAAGTTACTTGATTACCTTTATTCATCGCTCCAGTAAACTTAGGCATTTCATCTGTATACTCATAGTAGTCTATATAGTTATAATTGATACTTTCGTATCCAAAATTATTTACTATTAAATCGACTAGTAAATGAGTTCCGCTTCGTCTAGCAGATACTACAATAACATTTTTTTTAGTATTTGTCAATGTCAGCAATTCTTTTTGATACCTCTCTATCCAACACTACTCCGTTGTTTAAAAGCATTTTTTTATAATCATCTTCCTCTTTCATATCTAATGCATGCTCACCATGCCAATCGTATTTAAGTGCTTGCAAGCTTTCTGAAGGGTATTTATATTTCTTATAAAACTTTTTGAATCCTAAATAATGTCTTGTGAGAGCACCATGTGAAAAGAAGTTATGAAAGTCTCCTACATTCTTATGAATAGCACGTTTATATTTTCTAGCATCGTCAACACCTAAAGGAGTATAGCCGGTAAAGTTAGAAACCTTATCTAGGAATGCTTTTTGGTTAAAGACTGCATCTTCATATCTAAGTACAGTACAATCGTCGACAAACTTTTCTTCGTAGTAGCGTATTAACTCTATTTGTTTTTGGGCTACTTGATTTAGGAATTCAGAATTATTAGTATCTTTTCTAGAATTAAGGGTGTAGTCAAATGGAGATAAATGCATGCCATTTTCGTAAAATGCTACGTTCATAGCAATCTCTCTAGGATCAGTTATAATAACAAATACTTTAGTATTAGCTTCTTTCTTTAATTCTTCTACTAACTCATCGTTAAGTATAACGTGGCTTTTACACCAAAGTTTATTCGGTGCTAATTCAGGGAAGTTTTCTCTTATAAGCTCTTTTGAGAATTCTGAGCCAGACATTCTCCAGCTTACTAGGAGTAGTTTATTATCTGATGCTGGTCTTCTAAAATATGCATTGAAGTGGTCTACAACTACGTTAGGATTTATTTCGTAAAGTTCATCTAACTTGCTCAATTATTTTTACTTTTAAGTTTCCTGTACCTTTTATAAGTCTATGGTACGTCTCTTTAGGTATAAAGATACGATTTAATTCTTTAGGAACCTCGTTATCTAATTGAAATTTCCAATCTGTTTCATGCAAAGCTTCGACTATACGGTCTTCTTTGTCTCTATGCCATACGAATTCGAATGAGGGAGTATCTTGAGAGAACTCTCTAATTATATAACCTTCTTCCTTTTTTTCAGAATATGGTCTACCAGTAACCTGAGAAGTTTGATCCACCACCTAATGATTTCCAATAACGGCCAATATTACATGACCAATAACCTGCTTTAGTTTTATCTTTCTTTGTAGCACATTTATGTCTTGCAGCAAAAGAAGCTCTTGCACCTCTCTTTTTTAATTTAACTGAAAGACCTGTGTCACCAAAAGAAACTTTTTTAACGTTTCCTTTTTTACTCTTAACGTAGACGTAGAATTTTTTACTTCCACCTCTTTTAGGTTTGTTAAG